CGCTGACCAATGCTGGACATGGAAGCCATCTAAGTCCGGAAAAAGTCGGTACGGAATGTTTTGGGACGGAACGCGAAACTTAGGGCCGCACAAATACTCGTTACAGTTGTCTATCGGAAGACCTCTATCCAAGGACGAGTGGGCGCTGCATAGGTGCGACAATCCGTCATGTGTAAATCCGGCTCACCTTTTCATTGGAAACGCAACGATCAATGGCCATGACTGCACTGCGAAGGGGCGTCGCCGAAAAGGAAGCCATAACCCAGCGGCAAAGCTGACAGAAGAAATTGTTTTGCAATCCAGGCTGTCGTATGCGTCTGGAGATGTATCGTCGTCGGACTTGGCTGCGATTCATGGGGTCAGTGGAAACGCAATGCTGTACGCCCTGAATGGGAAGACTTGGAAATCCGCTGGAGGCCCCATAGCACACGACAAACCAAATTCGTACAAGTTTGTTTCCAAGAAAATCCGGCTTGTTCGTGCAAGCAAACACTGGCATCCCCGTCACGGGAAAACCGCCAAAAAGTCCATTTGAATCCCGACGTTCACCATTAGCCTGCTGGGATAGGGTAATCTCGGCAGGCGTTATAGCGGGTGGTAGGTGTGGCCATCTTCTAGCCCTCATAAGGCTGGCTAACCTGGATCGATACCAGGACCCGCTACTCCTTCCGCCGTGACTCAGAGACGACGATCAATGGTTCAAGCTGATACTTTGACTATGAAAGGACGAAGTAAATGGCCAAGGCAAAGGAAGTCGTAATCAGCGCTCCAAATTTCCAGGTGGCGGAGTTCCTGATTCGCGGAGACGCGCCCTACGTTCAAAACAAATTCAGCAACAAGGTACTAGAGGAAATGAAGGCCAAACATGAGGCTGGTAGCACTGCGAAGAAAGGTGCCAATAAGGGACCCAAAGACTTCGGCGCTCTATACCTCGCAGCGATGCACGAGGCGGAAGGCGGTTGGCGAGGTATCCCAGCAACAGCGTTTCGAGAAGCCCTCGTCTCAGCTTGCCGTGTGGTTGGGTTCGCTATGACGCGAGCCAAGCTATCGCTGTTTTGCGTTGCCGATGGCTACGACAAATACGACCGGACTCCTCTCGTGAAGTTTACGAAAGGCGAGCCGCATCAACACACCCAATACGTAATAAATGATTCAGGAGTGGCAGATCTTCGATCCCAAGCAATGTGGGAACCAGGCTGGGAAGCGATTGTTCGCATTCGGTTCGACGCCGATCAATTTACGTTGACAGACGTTGCGGCGTTACTGTCAAGAGTATCACAACAAGTTGGCGTAGGCGCTGGACGACCTGACTCAAAGAACTCTTGCGGCCTTGGATTTGGAACGTTCCAAATTGTTTCTCAAAATGAATCCGAACAGGCATGATCAGACGAGACAAGACGTGACAGGACTCGGCCTGACGCGACACGACATGACAAAGCTGGCAAGACATGACCTGACGGCACAAGACTAGACGCGACGCGACAAGACAAGACGCGACACGACAAGGCTGGCGGGACGAGACTGAGCACGACGTGACGGGACACGACCTGACCTGACTTTATTTTCGATGAAAGTCTATACATGACTGACGACGACAACCTGAAAGAAAGGCGGCAGAAAGAACTTGAGATTATTCGCAACCGCTCTGGTGGAGTATTAAAACCAGAGTCCGTTGTGGAGTTTGCCAGGAACCCAAAGACTGCATTGAATTCCTGGTTCAACTGGGACGACACAGAGGCCGCAAAGGAGTACCGGTTGTGGCAAGCGAGACAGGTGATTCGCGTCTGCGTCACGGTCCAGGAAAGCGAAGAAATCTCGCCTTTGCGCACCTACGTTTCCCTGTGTGAAGACAGAGGCAAGGACGGCTATCGCTTACTGACGGACGTACTGAGTGACGAAGAGATGTGCGAAAAGCTGCTTCAGCAGGCTCTCGCGGAATTCAAGCTCTGGGAATCCAAGTACAGAAAGCTGGCGGAACTGGCCCCCATCTTTGCAGCGGCAAAAAAGATTGAGAGAAAGCCTAGTCGTAAAGACACTGACGCCAGAACGTCGCGTCGCACCAGCTAGTTCTGGTGCCGAACGAAGTTAATCACCGCGTGTGTCCTCCTGACGCTAGCACCGTCAAAGAACCCAGGCAAAGCAAGTCCACCGCCCATTCCCTGACCGTACTTGTCACTGATTCGTGATTTGCCGGACATGGTGATGATCGACTCAGGATTGGCGACGATCCGCTCCCTTGCACGATTGTAGGCCCCAGACAGTGAGTCCACTTCATCCATTCGCTTGGTCTCAGGAAATCCGCATACTAGGCTCAGCCAGTCACTTACGCTTTGTTCTGACCAACGTGCGTCCCTTGGAAGATAGATATTTCCAGCTTCGGCTTGGGCACTGACTGGGCGGGCGCGAATGATTTTCGCGAAGCCAGGGACCTTCTGCCCTTCCTTCATCTGTGTTCCTCTGGCCCTGGTCGGGAGGTCCTTGTACACGGGATGGCCAGCCAACATCCTAATGTGCTGCTGGACCTGACTCTTTCCAGCACCAGCCCCTTCCTGCTCAACGTAGATCACGGGCTCTGGGTTGTGTGTGATCAAATCCCGTTCCGCCGTCGCCAACATCCTTCGATCGCGGTCCATTGCCGACCATTGGCCGCTCACCACGTCTTCAACCAAGACCTTGCCAGATGGAGAAACTGCCAACAACGTGCCAACAGTCCAGCAACCAGCGTCTTCTGTTCCGGCCAAATCCCAGTATCGAATCCTAACGCAATCGCTGCCGAAGTCTCGCTCGATTTCCTGTTTGGACAGGAACTTGTTCGCGAACCACTCCCGACGGAACATTAACCCCTGGATGTCAACGAATTCACCACCAAGTTCCTGTGACGCAAGAATGGTGCTGTACTGGCTGCGCAAAGTGTCGAAATACTCTGGTGGCAAGAACGGGCTTTCTGTCGTGGCCGCCGTGATCAACGACGATTTTTCCCGCACCTTGTACCAGGAGCCACTGATTTCCACGTAGTCCCCTGGGGCGTACAAGCCGGGAACTTTCTTCTGTCCTTCACCGAAGATCGATGCCTCGGCTGCGTCCACGGGCTCAAAGAACACATCAAACGTCCAGTGCGTTCGGCCCTTGGGCGTGAAGGTCATCAAGCACGGCCCCATCTTCGGGCCTTGGGGAGTCATGCAGCGCAAGCAGGGGATCGCGTACAGGTACGCTTCCCTGGCCATGATCGATGCTTCGTCGAACCAGACCCCGGCCTTGCTCGGACCACGCAGCTTTTCAGGCTTCTCGGCACCTCGGAACAGGATGTTCGTCTCGCCCCCGTCGAAGGTTTTGATCCAGGCGCGGTGAACTGGCGATCGAACCCCGCGAATCCAAACCCCCAACTCCTGCGCCGTCTCTTCAAAGCACGGCCACGTCGTATCCTCGATCACGTTCGCGTCAGGCGAGATGACCATCCACGGCTGCTTATTGCGAGCCAGGTAGATCATCTTGATGCAGCCGATCTTCGTCTTGCCGATACCACGACCGCCGACGAATCCCTGGATACCGCAGTCCAGTTCGTAGAAAAGCTGCTGCTTTGGGTAAATCTTAATGACGTTCGACCGCGTACCCTCGATATCAGATCCGAAGTCTTCGCCATCGAGATCGCTTTCCGATAATTCTTCGTCATCCATCGCAAATACCTCGGAATCTGGTTGAAGCCGGCGTTCGTACCTCACTATCATACCAGTAGAGGGAATGATAAATCAAGATCAACATGGAGCACCGCTGTGGCTGGACTTACCGAATTCATTCAGAAGAAAAAGCAAGCACCCCCGCCGCCGCCACCCCAACCGCCCGTTCCGGCCCAGGAGCCGCCAAAGAAGAAACAGAAGAAGCAGAAGCCCAAAAAAAACCACGAGGCCGGCACTCGCGACCAATTCTACAACCGCCTTCGGATGTTCAGTAGCTTTGACGCGAACGACTTCCACCCGACGCTTGAGTTACGATTGGTCCGCAGCAGTGACTTCAAAATCACCAGCATCGTTCAGCTTTGGCGCAAACGCCGGTCGGATGAGTTCGAGTGGCGAAGCGTGCTGGAATTCAACCCGGACATCGACAACATCCCAGTGTCAAGACAAGTCGAACCCGAGCCGCCCGCCACGCCAACAGAAGTTCAATCTGATCCTTTGATTTTGAAAGAATCACCGTAACGTGTGGATGTTGTTTTTTGAGTGCGTGGCTGAGAGGATTGCCGAGGGGCGCTCTCGGCCACGCTTGTCTTTTTCGCTCTGAAGGCAATGGCAACCCATACATGAATCCAAGTATTTGCCGAGAATGCCACGCACTGCCGGCACAATACCCCGACGGAACATGCTCTCCGTGTCACTTCGGCGACAACATCGGAACTGCGTGCGAACCAGGACAGTGTGAATTTCCAGGATGTTCAAACAACCCCAATAAGGAAACCCAAATGGCCGACCAACCCAACCCCGACATTTCTCTCGCCAAGCTCGCTGAAGTCATCGCAGACGCCGACAAATCCGGCGTGGAGTACGCCGAATACCTGAAGTCCCTGCGACGCACCGCCAAAGAGACCCAGGACACGCTGGATCAAGCGGAACGTGAGCACCTGGACAATCTGAGGCTGATCCGTGACGACGCGCAGGCGAGGCTCGCAGCGGCCGAAGCGGTGGCTAACGTGTGCAGCGCCACCAAGAGCCGGACTACCCGGAAGGACAAAGGCAAGCCCAGGGGGCCGAAGAATCAGGCCCTTACGCAGCAGACGCTCATTCCCGACGAACCTGCTGCGAACGAACTGCCAACCGATTTCCCAGACGGGCCGCCAGCCGAAATGCCGAGCGACGCACCGTTCTGATCCTTCCCTGACCCGTATCGAACAAGAACTGAAGGAGTAACCGAACATGGCAAGTTTCAACAAAGTCATCATCCTTGGTAATTTATGCCGCGACCCGGAGCTTCGGTCCATCCCAAGCGGCACCAAGGTCTGTGATGTCAGCGTTGCCGTCAACGACCGACGCAAGAACGCGGCAGGAGAATGGGTCGAGGAAGCCACGTTCGTGGACGTGACCTTCTGGGGTAAGACGGCTGAGATCTTGGCCGAGTACCTTCGCAAGGGTTCGCCAATCCTTGTCGAAGGCCGATTGAAGCTCGACAAGTGGGAGGATAAGGACGGCCAGAAACGATCCAAACTTCGGGTCGTCTGCGAGAGGATGCAGATGATCGGGAGCAAGGGCGACGGTGGCCAACGTAAGGAATCCGAGCCGTCG